CCTTCATATTACGATTTTACTCGCAAAACTCATGGATCGCCCAAAAGGGAAAAGTAACAATCCATAATATAATCATCACGATTCTTAATAAAAATCCGATTGCCACCTGAAGTATACATTTTAGCAAATCACTTACCTTCAACATCCTTCTGTGGTGTACTCTCCATAAATGAATTTCATGTTTTAATGCGTGTAACGGGTGTATAAATATCTGGTTCAAATCATTCCCTTTTATCGATATTTCCTTTCCGCAAACAGAACAATATGAACTCACCTTATTTGTTTTGAACACTGATTTTCCCCTTCTTTCTCGATTTAGTCATCTCTCAAACGAGCCGGTAAAACAATTTTTAAATTCTCCCGCTCTCCCTTTCTTCCCGTTCTGATAATCACTGGGGATACAGAGTCGTATATATCTATCTTCGCCATTTTTTTATCAGAATCGTAGGTGCTAATGGAATCCAGTGCGTCTTTTAAGTACTTTGCGTTAATCCCTATCGTAATCATTTTCTCTTTTTCTTGATATTCCTTCAGTATCTTGTCAACAGGATAGTACTGGCCTTCCGGCTGCACATATCCCATGATTGACTCTCCCACCTGCACATACAGCCGGCTATTACTCACTTCCAATTCCGCATAGTTATCGCGTTTTGTGATCTTCGGAATTGTTGGCCTTATGTAACAGGTAAATGATTCGTCAGCTTCTACCAGCTCCGCATATTCAATCGAGATTCTGTGGCCCTCTAACGCTGTGGCCCGGATTACTTTTTCTTTCGCGTCGATTTCTAAGTATGTCCACCGCATTAACTCCGAGAGCGTTCCGTCACCCACAAATCGCTTTGTATTATCAATAATTCGTTTAAATTCTCCAGCGCATATTTTTGCCTTCAATTTCTTTCCTCCTCTACATGATCTAATCAATTATGTCTCGTGGGTCTAATTCTTTTTCGTATTTCATTCCACAAATCGGGCATTTTGAAAGTAGGATGGGAACTTCCCTTTCTCTCTTCTTCCCCGGCTCTCTGGCAGTGAAAGATATATATACTCTCCCTGACAAAATTTCAACGGGTGGCTGTACATGTTCATATCCCTTTTCTTCCAGCCTTTTTTTCATGTCATATATGCAATTACACATTCCGTTCCTCCTCTAAATGATCGTTTTGTTAAGCAAACCGTAGTTGTTCGTGGCTGTCGTCGATCCTCATATTCGGCATTCTTTCGCCGACTTTGAGATACGGACAGTTTGCAGATACCAGTGCCTGCGCCATTATCGGCACCACGCTATTCCCGATCCGCGCCACCTGTTCCCCGACGGGGTACGGCTTGCCCTCTATGTCCCGGTTAAGTATGTAATCCTCTGGAAATCCCTGCATCCGCTTAAGCTCCTCTGGTTTCAGCATACGGAGGAAGATATCTTTCAAGATATACTGTTCTCCATCAATGTCAGTTACCACGTTTACGAGACCGAACCGGTCCTTTGTTGTGATGGTCCCCAGTGGCTTTCCTGCTTCCTGTCCGCAACCGCTACCGTAATACTTAATTAAAAATGCGGATATAAGCCCGAAATGCCCCGGTGAAGTGGTAATCGTATGTAAAGGCTCTTCGCAACTCTGACCGGTTCCGCTTTTATAAAATTTAGTAACAAATGCCGTAACCAGACCATACCGATTGCTGGTATCAATTGTCTTTATCGGCTCTGTCAGCAGTTGGCCGCGAGAATCTCCTTCCCGCGTTTCCCCGTGATACTGAATCATAAAGGAAACGGCGCTCTGATTGTTAACTATGTACGGTTGCGGATTGTTAACAACATACTTAACGTATCCGTTTGCTATCCGTTTCATGGTGGCATCTGCCAGAGGGCGGGGCCGGTCAAATATGGAACGTCCCAAATCCGACCAATCAATATAATCTCCGCATTCTAACCACTTCTGCCGGCCATCTGCTCCGTTCTTACTGTGTGTCGGCTCCGGCCATGTAATCCGCTTCCCATCTCTCCGGAAGATTGCATACCAACGCTTCCGTGTTGTCGGCGCTCCGTAATCTGCCGCTACCAGTTCCCGGCTGTCAAAATCATATCCCAATCGTTTCATGGCCGCTATGAATCGTTTGTAGTCCTCTCCGGCTCTTTCTTTTATTGGGTGCCCTGCCTCGTCTAGCGGTCCCCACTGCTGTATTTCCTCGACGTTTTCCATCAAGATAACATCGGGAAGAATTGCTTTAGCGTGCTTGTACACCGCCCATGGCAGAATTCTAAGCCCCTTGTTACGC